GTCTAGTAATGTCAGACTTCAAGGTTCAGCCGAACGGCTGCAAAAGCGAGGCCTGTCTGAAAAGACATGCCAGTTCTATAAAATCTACAAAGATGGAGACGTTCTACGGTTCCATTATTTCGACGATGCTGGAGTCCTTAAGGGCTGCAAAGTAAAGACTAAACACAAAGAATTCAGATACGAAGGAGACGCAAGTGGCACCCTCTTTGGACAACATTTGTTTCCCTCCACTGGAAAACGAGTCGTCATCACTGAAGGGGAACTCGATGCAGCTTCGTGTAGTGAAGCTATGCCGGGGTGGCCGATGGTATCTCTACCTAGCGGTGCCGCTGCGGCAAAGAAGTCGATACAACGGGCTCTCCAATGGCTCCAGGGTTATGAGGAGATTGTCCTGTTCTTCGACAATGACGAGGCGGGCCGTCAAGCAGCGGAGGCAGCAGCAAGCGTCCTCCCACCTGGCAAGACGAAGATCGCACGATTGGAGGCATATAAGGACGCTTCAGATGCGCTTCAGGCAGGAGAGTCTGAAGCAATACGCCGAGCAATCTGGGATGCAAAGCCCTATAGGCCTGATGGGATTGTCGATGGACGGTCACTTCTCGATCTAGTTACTACACCTTCACCCCCCTCTGATCATGACTACCCCTTCGTCGGACTGCAGAATAAGCTACACGGTATACGATACGGAGAGCTTGTCACATGCACTGCAGGATCGGGCGTTGGGAAGTCATCTTTCTGCAGGGAGCTTGCCTGTTCTCTTCTTGAAAGAGGAGAACGGGTCGGTTATCTGGCTCTTGAAGAATCAAATAGAAGAACTGCCCTTGGACTGATGTCCGTTGCAGTTGGCAAATCCCTACACCTTGGAGAACATGACAGAGCTACCCTCACCGAAGCTTATCATCACAGTCTTGCTAAGTGGGACCTGTTTCTTTTTGATGGCTTCGGCTCTTTCGACCCAGACGTTATCTATAACAGAATTGAATACCTTGCTTGCGGGCTAGATACCAAGGTCATCTTCTTAGATCACCTCTCCATCCTGCTATCTGGTCTTGACGGTGACGAACGTCGAATGATCGATACCACAATGACCAAGCTCCGCTCCTTGGTTGAACGCACTGGAATTGCAATGTTCCTTGTGTCGCATTTACGCAGAACATCTGGTGATACTAATCATGAAGAGGGAGCACGAGTTACGCTTGGCCAGCTCAGAGGTAGCGCGGCTATCGCACAACTTAGCGATGGAGTTATCGCGCTTGAGAGGGATCAGCAAGCACAGTCTGGATCTAGCAGAACGACTGTTCGAGTCCTTAAGAATCGATATAGCGGAGAGGTAGGTGTTGCCTGCCACCTTGATTACGACCTGTCCACTTGTAAATTTATAGAGACTGAAGCTGATGACGAGTTCGACCCAACAACAGACTTCTGAACTGAAGCGTCCCAATCCCCCCACACCTGAAGCAATCAAGCGAGCACAGTTTGTCGATAAGACGTATGTGTGGAAGGCCAAATGAACCTCATCTTTGACCTAGAGACTGACGGCTTACTCAATGATGTTACCTGTATCCACTGTATTGGTGTCTATGACCTCGACACTAAAGAGACATATGTCTTCAACGATACAGGTTCTGAACAGCCCGTATCGAAGGGTGTACAGCTTCTTGAGGATGCCGATAGTATCATTGGCCATAACATTATCGGCTACGATATTCCTGTACTTAAACATTTTTTCCCCTGGTTCAGTCCCAGCGGTATTGTGTTGGATACTTTGGTTCTTAGTCGCTGCTATCATGCTGACATATTGAAGCTAGATCAAAAGCGTAAGTGGAAGAACATGCCACTTCAGCTTTATGGTCGTCACTCGTTAGAGGCCTACGGCCACAGGCTAGGTGAGTATAAAGGAGAGTTCTGTAAGACAGCTGACTGGAAGAGCTGGTCACAAGAAATGCAGGACTACATGGTTCAAGATGTTGTTGTGACAAAGAAACTATGGGATCACTTCCAACCATACCTGACTGGATCACGCTAGAGCACAGGGTTGCACAGATACTCACAGAACAGGAGCTTTATGGGTGGTACTTTGATGAGCCTGCTGCACGGGAACTTGAATCGTCTCTCCGACGAGAGTTGGAAGGGATTACTCAACTACTTCGCAACAGGTACCCTCTCATTAAAGACAGAGAGTTTACTCCTAAGCGAGTTAATCGAACCACTGGATACGTGGCGGGAGCACCGCTCACTAAGCTAAAAGAGTTCAACCCAGGCAGCCGTGATCACATTGCATGGATCATGACCAACCATCACGGGTGGATTCCCGACAAGACAACCAACAGTGGCAAGACTGCCATCGATGAAGTTGTCCTGAAGGAGATCGGTACTGAGGAGGCGCTGCAGTTCTACCGCTGCCTTGAGCTAACAAAGATGCTTGGTATGTTGTCTGAAGGCAACAATGCCTGGTTGAAGCTGATCAGAGACAACCGAATACACCACCACTGTTCAGTGGCTACTAGCACACACCGATGTGCGCACAGAAACCCAAACCTAGGACAAGTACCTAGTGATCTTAACTTTAGAAAGCTATTTAGAGCAACTCCTAACTATGTCATGGTGGGTGCTGATCTCGCAGGGATTGAACTGCGAATGCTTGCCCACTATCTGGCTAGATATGATGGAGGCCGCTACGGACACGTTCTACTCAACGGCGATATTCATCAGGAGAACGCCGACAAGATAGGCATATCAAGGCGATTAGTTAAAACCGTTACCTACGCATTCCTCTATGGCGCTGGCGACCAAAAGATCGGACTTAGTTACGACTCAGGCCTTTCCCCGAACAAGGCAAAAGAAAAGGGGGCTGAGATACGAGCTGCCTATGTTGCTGCCATTGACGGCTTGGGTAGTCTTCTTACCGCTGTTCGTCAAGCTGGCGAGCGAGGCTTTGTCAGGTCGATAGACGGTCGCAAGATCCCTGTTGATTCTCCACATAAGGCACTCAACTACTTGCTCCAATCAGGAGCTGGTGTTGTTGCAAAGCGATGGATGGTCCTCTGCAATGACCGCAACGACTGTCCTCACACTCATCAGCTTGCATTCATCCACGATGAACTGCAGTGGGAAACCAAACCTGAAAGTGCTGAGAATCTCAAGCAGTACCTAGAACTGATGGCCAGTGCTGCTGGCAAATACTACAACCTCCGAATTCCTATTGCTGCCGAAGGAAAGATCGGATCCACCTGGGCAGATGTTCACTAATTATGGCTGTTAAATCAAAGACCGCACTTGGACGTGTTGAGTTCAAGTCCCGTGCCAAATTCAAGCGTACCCGTCAAGGTAATGGGACCCGTTCCCTAGCTTCCCATGGACGAAAGCTGCGGCGAGGTCAAGGTAAGTGAGTCTACTGATTGACGCAGATTATATTGTCTACAAGTGCTGCGCTGCAAACGAGACAGAGATTGACTACGGAGAAGATGTCATTGTTGTAACCTCTAACTTTAGTGGGGTTATGGATATGATAAACCGTGAACTCAATAAGATTGCTAGTGACCTTGGGTGTTTTGACGACAGTATTCTGTATTTTTCTAGTCCTGACAACTTTCGTAAACGTATTGATCCAGAGTATAAAGGACATCGAAACCGTAAGAAACCGTGCGGCTATAGACGTGCGATCAACTCGCTACAAGTCACGCAGAAGGTAGTCATTATGGATGGTCTGGAAGCCGATGATGCCATCGGTATCCATGCCACTAAAGAAGAGGGTCATATCATCTGCTCTCCTGATAAGGACATGAGGCAGATCCCAGGAACTCTGTATGACTTTACCCAAGAAGTGAGTACTATCACCCCAGAAGAGGGTAGACGGTGGCACCTAATCCAGACAATGGCTGGTGATCAAACAGATGGCTATTCAGGTATCCCTGGCATTGGTATCAAGCGTGCTGAAGCTCTCCTTGATGCTGAAGGTGCAACCTGGAAGACAGTGGTTGATGCCTTTGTTGCTAAGGGTCTTGATGAGCGAGATGCTATCAAGAACGCACGCTTAGCCAAGATCCTACAAGTAACTGACTATGATTTCACCAATCAAGAACCAAGACTTTGGACTCCCAGCTCCGATAGTCGAACTGACAATCGAGCAACAGTTCAAACTGAAGCAGATTGAGAATGCGCTGAGGCATCCAGAGACAAAGCTTGAGGATGTCATCACCATCTTCCTGGCCCTGCAGCAGCAATGCTTTGTGCTGGGTAACTCTATGTCCAACCTAGTCAAGAAATGGCCCACAGTAACCTCACAGGACCCTCCTACTACAAGCGTGGAGGGATTGAAGTTTGGGACTTCATCCGAGATCAACAGCTGAACTATCACCTTGGTAACGCTGTTAAGTACGTCTGCAGAGCTGGCTACAAGGATAGCAAGATCTCAGATTTACGTAAAGCAATCCACTATTTACAGAACGAACTTGAGAACGAAATCATTTCTAGCGGAACAAGCGCAGGAGTTCAGGAGCGCCTATCGTATTGCAAACTCACAGACTCCTACTGCGAGGACTATGCAACGGACTTTGATCGTTGAAGAGTTCAAAGAGTTCCTAGATGCAGAGCGTCTGTTCAATAACAGCCCACAGCTCAAGGCAGAAGCCCTCAAGGAATTAGCTGATCTTGTCTATGTTTGTTACCAGTACGCAGCCAACATGCGCTGGGACCTAGATGAGGCGTTGGATCGAGTTCACAAGTCCAATATGTCAAAGCTTGATGATAAGGGTGACCCCATCTATCGAGCTGATGGCAAGGTTCTAAAGGGACCTAATTACACACCACCAAATGTAGAAGATCTCGTATGAAGGAGAAGGAACTTATTGCACGAACTGGTCGTGTCCAATCGTGGATCGACGACCCTACCTCACGACTGCCTGTGTCATGCACAGTGTTTGTCGTCGAAGATGAAATGGAGGGACCTAATGGAATCGAAGCATCCTGGAAGTTTGTTTCCCACGCTCTCCGCTACGGAGCTGGCGTGGCTGTCCATCTATCCAAGCTCCGACCCAAAGGAGATGAGAATGGCAAAGGACTTGTGGCTAGCGGCCCAGTATCCTTTGGAAAGATCTATTCCACACTCAACGAGATCTTGAGGCGTGGTGGAGTATACAAGAACGGGGCTGTGGTTCTTCATCTTGACCTCAGCCACCCTGACGTGCTTGAGTTTATTACTGCTAGTCGGTCTGAGCTACCTTGGGTTAAGCGTTGCGTCAACATTAACCAGCATTGGTGGAGTACTGCAACACAAGAAGTTAAAGAAGCTCTCCTCCAGGGAATCCGTCAAGGCGACATCTGGCTCAACAAAACAAAAGTAGATCGTAATGGAAACCGCATCCGGGGAAACGTATGTCTGGAAGTCTACCTGCCATCACGGGGTACCTGTCTACTTCAGCATGTCAACCTCGGGGGATGTGAACTCGATGACATTCAACGTGCGTTTGTCACCGGAATGTCCGAGCTGTGCTCCCTACACAGTAAGACAGATGTTGGGAGTAGCGGAGAGTACCTCCCTTCGGAGACAGATCGCCAAGTCGGTCTCGGACTACTGGGACTTGCCAATCTTCTGAGGCGGTATGGAGTGACCTATGAGCAGTTTGGTGTGGCCCTAAAGGATATCAACAACGGTGCCTTCAACCACACCCCTGCTCACCTACTTGCCCAAGAGCTTCAGTATGGCATTCAAGGGGCTGCTGAGGTAGCCAAGGCCAACCGTATGGAGAGGGCCTTTGCAATCGCTCCTACGGCCTCCTGCAGCTATCGATACACCGATCTTGATGGGTTCACTACCTGTCCTGAGATAGCACCCCCCATTGCCCGTCAGGTCGATCGTGATTCTGGCACCTTTGGTGTTCAGAGCTATGACTACGGGGAAGTGGAAATCGCTAGTGAAGTTGGTTGGGATGCCTACAAAGCTGTTGCTGATGGCATCGTCACACTACTGGAAAAAACCGGACTACTGCACGGCTATTCGTTCAATTCGTGGTCCGATGTGATCACCTACGACGAAGCCTTTATTGAAGATTGGCTGCAATCCCCGCAGACCTCTCTTTACTACTCGCTTCAGGTAATGGGTGACACTCAAGACAAGACCTCTGCTTATGCGGCATTGGATGAGTCTGAAGTCGATGATTACCTGGAGTCCATTCTTAATGACCCTGCTCCACAATGTAATTGCGGCGAATGAACCCCTATCAAAAACTACTTAGTCGTAAACGTACCTGGACACCTGTCCAAACAACCGCTGGAACTCTTACTGATGGCGCCGAAGAAACAATCTATAGAGCCCTTGCTATCAGGCACATGGAACTCCCCGTTGGTGGTTTCATTGAATCTGCGCTTAGTGAGGTTCCAGCTCTATCGGCAGATCTGCTCCGATCTAATATCCAAGACGAAGAGAAGCACGACCTGGCTCTCGGTTACATCGCCAATGCTATCGGCGTTGATCCTCAAGCTGAAGCAGAAGCCAAAAGACTTAGAGATGCGTGGCAAGCGCATCCTGATCACACGATCCTCAAAGCACTGGTTGCCGAGCGTGCAATTTTCTTCGTTCTACTCCCGTTCTTTCGATTTAATGGTGACGCTGGTCTCCGAACAGTAAGTGCCGACATTAGCCGTGATGAACAAGTCCATGTTGCAACGAATAGCTTGGTATGTGCTGAGCTTGGTCTCAATTGGAGCCCTTCTCTCGATAAGCTCCGGCGTGCAACCATTAACTGGGTACTTCAGCCACTAGGTAGAAATACTCAGTCGAAATATTTGGATAAAAAATTTTGGCTGGATGCCAGCGATAACCTGATGTATCAAGGTAAGGCTCCAGAGCTTTTTGAGACAAAGCGTGCTCGTATGCCTGCCTTCTTTGAACATGCCAACCCCAATCTACCTCAGTACGCTTGAGACACACGGACTCCAGCTCAGTTCACTCGTCGCTGAACTAGACGAGAACTTTCCACCCGTTAATCCCCACCCGGATGACCCACACTCGCTCATAATGTACCGCTCGGGTCAACGCTCTGTTGTCGAGTGGATTCAACACCGATTACAGGAAGACAATGGCTACCAATAGAGCAGCAAGACGAGAAGCAAAAGTCGAGGCAAGGTCTGCAGCATCAACTGGATCTCTATCCAGATCAAACGTACAAGCACTGAGATCTGCTGGTGTAAGCAGCAACGCGATCTCTCAGATTAGATCTACAAATAGGTCAGCAGTCAACCCTATCCCAGGACAGCCCACTGTTTCCTTTACCGAATCCCCAAGCAATGAGGGGCCTAGGCCATCTAATTACAACCCGAATCAACAGACTCAGGCCGCTACACCCAATAGGTTCCAAGCTATTCGTGACTCTGAGAACCTGACTGATGCCATCAAGATCGCTGCATCAAATGATAGGTTGATCGGCGGCAAGGAGATGAAGAACCTGATGAAGATTGATGGGTTCTCAGTTAAGAACTTCAACAAGGGTTATCAGAGGCTGAACAGTAAGTTTGCTAAGGAACGTGGGTACATTGGCCTCAATGCAGGTGTCTACAATAAACTGAACAGTGGTCAATACGATACTTCAAGTGATGCTCGTAACAGACTCTACGGTAGCCTGATGGACTCCACTCTTGGTAGCGGTATGACTGATAACCTTGGTTGGTTGCGACAAGGTAGTGATATTAGAGCTAATCGTGGTGATGTCTACTACCCAGGAACAACCCCTGAGTCTAGCTTCCTACCAAAGAGTGTCTTCAACTCTGGTCAGAATGGTTGGAGCCGGTTTGCATCAGCTTACTCTCCAGGAAGTGATGTAAACGGAGCTGTCGATACCACATCTCCTGCTGATGGTGGCATAGGAGATGCAACTACCATTGCAACAGAGCCACCAGTTGTACAAGACCCAGCCATCACTCAGACACCTGACTCTTCTCAATTCGGTTCAGGCGGAGATGTGACTGGTTCAGGATCAGTACGTTTCCCTAGGAAGAAACCAAAGGGTCTTGGCATTAAGTCAACCTTGACTGGATCCTCTACTGCTATGCCCAGCTCTGCCTATGGCACTGGATTGAATACTGGTTACAGTCGTATGCTGCAGTCCTAAATAAATGAACGCAAAATCACGATACGATTATCTAAGTAAGTACCGTACCCAGTTTCTAGACACAGCTATTCAATGCTCAGAGCTGACTCTCCCTACTCTAATCCGTCAGGATGATAATGGTGGGAGGTCTACTCACTCTCGGTTGATTACACCTTGGCAAAGCGTTGGTGCAAAGGGGGTTGTGACGCTTGCATCTAAACTGATGCTTGCATTGCTTCCCCCTCAGACCAGCTTCTTTAAGCTACAGATCGATGACTCAAAGATCGGTGTAGATCTACCACCTGAAGCACGCTCAGACCTTGACCTTTCCTTTGCAAAGATGGAGAGGTCAGTCATGGAAATCATTGCAGCATCCAGTGATCGAGTCACTGTACACCAAGCACTAAAGCATTTGGTTGTTGGTGGTAATGCACTGATCTACATGGGACCTAAGGGACTGAAGCTCTACCCGTTGAATCGGTATGTCGTAGATCGAGATGGTAACGGTGAAGTCCTAGAGATCGTTACTAAAGAACGCATCAGTCGTAAGCTACTGGGGCCAGTACTTACTGCTGCACTTCCTGCTAACCCTCCAGGTGAAGAGGGTTCAGATAATGATGAAGATGTTGATGTCTTTACATGGATCAAGCGAGACAACAATCGCTACGTGTGGCATCAGGAAGTCTTCGATAAGATAATCCCTGGCTCTCAAGGTAAGGCTCCACTAGAAGCCAACCCTTGGTTAGTCCTACGCTTTAATGTTGTAGATGGTGAGCCGTTTGGAAGGGGACGTGTAGAAGAGTTCCTTGGTGATCTCCGTTCCCTGGAGGCTCTTATGCAAGCCCTCGTAGAGGGGTCTGCAGTCGCCGCTAAGGTGGTCTTTGCTGTATCCCCGTCATCTACTACCAAGCCACAGGCACTGGCCTCTGCAGGCAATGGAGCCATCGTACAGGGACGACCTGATGACATCAGTGTTATTCAAGTAGGCAAGACTGCTGACTTCAAGACTGCTATGGATATGGCAGGGGTACTTGAACGTCGCATCAGTGAGGCATTCCTTATTCTCAATGTAAGGGACAGTGAGCGCACCACTGCCGAAGAAGTGAGAATGACACAGATGGAACTAGAGCAACAACTCGGAGGGCTATTCTCCCTGTTGACTGTTGAGTTCCTTGTACCTTACCTGAACCGTAAGCTGTCGGTTCTCCAAAAGACAGCAGAAATTCCAAGGATTCCAAAGGACATTGTTCGTCCAACCATCATCGCTGGTATCAATGCACTTGGCCGTGGTCAAGATCGTGAGTCACTGGCTCAGTTCTTTACTGTGATTACCCAGACAATGGGGCCAGAAGCAGTTGGTCAATTCCTCAACCTAGATGAGGCTATCAAACGGCTAGCAGCTGCACAAGGTATTGATGTACTCAATCTTGTCAAGTCTATGCAAGAGGTTCAACAAGAACGTCAAGCAAACTTCCAGCAACAGCAACAGATGGAGCTGACTAAGCAGACCGCTGCTCTTGCTAGTACCCCAGTGATGGATCCATCTAAGAATCCTGACGCAATGAATCTACTCAATGGACAATCAAACTCCAGTCAAGCCCCAGAGATCCAACCGGAAGCCACTCCCCAAGGTTGATACTCCGGCACCTGAGGCTAATTCCGATAACCAATACATGAGGCGTAGCAAGATTGGCGAGCCCACTATCGGTCGTTCCCCCGATTATGTCCAGACAGTTGGTCTGGGTAATCTAACCGTTATTACTGCAAATGGCAAACGAAATTACTCTGAATCCGTATCAGACAGCTGAAGGTGAATTGACTGCAGAGGAGCAGGACTCACTGGCTATTGGTGAGCGACTAGCTGAAGAAGAACAACAGCTGCTCGCTGGTAAGTATAAGTCAGCTGAAGATCTGGAGCGAGGATACCTTGAACTCCAGAAGCGTCTTGGTGATACCAACCAAGAGGAGGAGCAGCCTGTTGAACAAGAGCAAGCTGAAGAGACTGAACAACCTGAAGAGACAAATCTCTATGAGCAGATCATGGAGTCCTTCAAGAAGGGTGAGTGGGATCAAGATCTTGTTCAACAAGTAGAGGGTATGAACCCAGTTGATGTTGTAAACCTATTCCTTGAGAATCAGGGACAACAACAGGAAGCACCTCAAGCATCATCTGCTGATATTGAACAGATACAAGAATCAGTTGGTGGCACTGAAGGCTACACCAACATGATTCAATGGGCTAGTCAGAACCTCAGTGAGCAAGAGATTGCTATGTATGATGCAGTGATGGATCGTGGTGATCCTCTTGCTATGTTCTTTGCTGCACAGGCATTGAATTCTCGCTACCAAGATGCTGTTGGTTATGACGGAGAACTGCTGACAGGTTCAGCACCTCGTAACCAAGCTGATGTCTTCCGCTCACAGGCAGAGCTTGTTGCTGCTATGAGTGATCCACGCTACGACAAAGATCCTGCATACCGACAGGACATTGCCGACAAACTCGAACGATCTAACATTCAATTCTAATCATGTCTAACTTTAATCAGGAACAAGCAGAGCGTCTGAATGGTCGTCTTGCAATGCTCGGTGTGATTGCAGCTATTGGTGCTTATGCAGTGACTGGCCAACTTATCCCTGGTATTTTCTAATAGTTAACAATGACTTATTCAGGTGCTACAACCTTTGATATTCGTCCAGGTCGGTTTGCCAACTCCGGCTTCGACCAAGGCGATGACATGCTCAGGATTAAGAGCGTACAAAAGAAGTTTAGGGATAGCTTCACCGCAGCATCAGTAAATACCAGCAACTGGTCTACCAGTGTTGGTACTGGTGGCAGCATCACACAGACAGCGGGGACTCTGGTGATGGCCTCAGGAACCACTGCAAATGCAACTACTGCAGTAACAGGCAAGATTGTCTTTACTATCCCGTTCCGTGTCAGCATTGGTTTGACGCTTTCACAGCGTATTGCCAACCAAGACTTTTATGTTGAATTGATCTCGGTTGATGACAAGGGTGTTCCAGATGGTCGCCATAGTTGTGCTTGGATCTTCAACGGAACTACAGCAACCAACGGTATTTACAGTGTACAGAACGGAGGGTTATCTCCGTTGCTGTCGGCTGCTTCGACGGTTGTAACCACTGCATCAGGAGGTCTCTACGAGATTGAACCATTTGCTGATGAAGCCTGGTTCCACTCGTCTACATTGGACAGTAATGGTGGTCGTGCCAACTCCTATCGTCGGCATCAACAGACTCCTGATCCAAATGCACGGTACGTTTGCCGACTTCGTTGGGTTAACGGTGCAACTCCTCCAGCATCCTCTACAACTGCAACGATCCAGTTTATTGCAATTCAAGATTATGCTGAGCTGACAGCAGAGATTACCGCAGGCCGTGGTCAGAATATCGCTGGCCAAGCACTAGGTGTTAATGTGGTAGGTACAGCTTCAGCTACACTTGCAGCTGGAACAGCAGCTGTCGGAGATGTTGGTGTTCAGTATCGAGCTAATGCAACTGGTGCTGCATCAACCGTTAGTGTACAGAGCCCAGCAACACCAGCTGCTGCAACTATCAAGGCAACAGCAGGCAGGCTGGTTGGGTATAACCTGCAGAACAGCTCTGCTGCTGTACGATCAGTAAAGATTTTCAACGTTGCTGCACCTACCCTAGGTACGACTGCAGCTGCATTTGAGATCGACATTCCGGCTAACGGGGTTGTGTTTCAATCAATTGAAGGTGGCCTTGCATTCAGTACGGCCATCACTTATAGCGTCACTTCAGCAAAGGGTTTGACAGATAACACTGCCACTGGCCTTGCTGCAAATGACGTATCTGGTTTCTTCGCATTCGCATAATCATGAAAGGCAAAGGTGGAAAGGGCGGCGGCGGTAAGAAAGGCTGCTGATCCCGATCGGTAAAGTTCCACGTATTTAGCGAGTATTTACGTGGGATATTCCTAAATGGGAAGGTGTAGATGGAAATAAGAACGTCCTTCGCTATCTTATTATGATCCCTCTTCTAACTACTCTGTCGGTGATC